AAAATTATGAAATTAACTAAAGAACAAGTATTAGGTATTGTTAGACATGCCTTAACATTTATTGGTGGTATTGTAATAGCAAGAGGCCTTGTTGATGAAACACTTGTAACAGAATGTGTAGGTGGTGCTTTAACACTAACAGGTGCTATATGGTCTATTATTAATAAAAATAAATAGAGCCATGAAAAAGATTCTTAATTGGATAACAGGATTATTTAAGGACGAAAAAGGATCTCCATCATCTAAAAGATTTATTGGTATATTGTGTGGTATTACTTTGTGTATCACACTATATGCTAATAGTTTCACTCATGGTGATGTAAAACCAGCCGATACTTTAGTAAACGCAGTAGCAATGCTAGCGTTTGGATGTTTAGGATTAGCCTCAGTAGATAAAATTTGGGGTAAAAAAGAAGGAGAAAATACAGGAGAATAAGATTAACAAATAGTTTAGGTGGATGATTTAGGAAAATTTATACCGTTATTTATTGGCGGAGGATGGATTGTATTAGTGATCGGAGCTGCAGGAATGTTGGCCCGAGTCGCTACAAGCAAAAATCCCGAAGAGAAAACAATCTTACAAATTATTAATAACATGGCAGCTGCCATGTTAGCATCTTTGATATCATGGTTTATCCTAGAACAGTTTGAAATTGCAGCTATATGGAAAGCATTAGTTTACGGTTTAGTAGGATTAAATTCTCCAGAATTATTATCTGGTATTATTAAAATATCAACCAAATTCTCAGAAAATCCGGGTGAATTTATTTCAAATGCGAGAGCAGGCAAGATTACATCAATAAAAAAAGCGCCAACTAGAACAACTAGAAAGCCTACAACAAGAAAAACAAAATGAAACAAACAACGTTAATGGTTATTTTAACTGGTATTATTATTGTTATAGCTAGTTTCGGAAAATATGTCGAGTCTAATATCACTACATCAGCAACAAGTATATTAGAGAATCGATTAAAGCCTGTCCCGGCGCTATCTCGCATTTTTGACTATTACGGCACGACTGTACAAGATGCAATAACAACTTCCAATATTAACGTACAAAACATTCAACAGCATCGCGACGCTATACTTGAAGAGAAAATAAAAAGAGATACTTTATGGAATCAATACACCAACACATATTTAGTAGATTCGGAATCTAAAATGGTTGATAAAGTTAAAATTGAAATGAATGAATTGGATAATACTATTGATTTTATCCTAACATCACCCGATACAATAAAAGTAAAATCAATTATAACTTCAGATAGATTCAACGCTGATATGAATACAACCATGAATGATATAAATTGGCTACTTGATTTACAAACTCAAGTTGGACAAGAAGAGACAATGAAAATGATAGCGTTACTAGAAAGATTCTCTCATTTTATGGTTGGGGCAATTGCTTTAGCATTTATAATGCTTGGTTCTATAATATACCCAAAAATATTTAATAAAGAAAAATTACCTATTAAGCCAGTTAGAAGAACAAAAACAACACCGGCTAAAAAATCAACAACCCGCAAACCAGTTGCAAAAAAACCTGCAGTTAAACCTAGAAAAGCATAATGAAAAAACTAATCACAATCTTATTTTTATGTTTTAGCACAGTTGCTATTGCACAGGCATCCTACTACGTAATGGTTGCCCCAAATGTTGCATTTGATACAAAAGTTAGTGATCCAAAAAACTTATTGGGTGCTACTGTTGAGATAGGTAAATATTTTGGAGATATTGCTGTTGGTATTAATACTGGTCTATTTTCTTTAGACATAAAAGATTTGTATTCAGAGTTAATGATTACATCTCCTATATATGGCCCATTTTCAGTTTCTGTTGCTGGTGGTTGGTTTTTTTATAAAAAAGATATTACCATGGAATATGATATTAATTATAATTTTCCAAGAATAAAAGGATATACTCCAGTATTTTCATATTCTTTACAAACTGCGTTTGGCACTTCGTATAAATCATTTTCAATTGGCATTAACAAAGATTTTTAACAAAAAAATTAAAAAAGATATTTATAATAAATTAGAAACCAATCAAAAAACCAATAAAAAAATGAGCCTTAAAGAACAAAGATTACAAGAATTAACTAACATTGCTCCAACAGTATCAGTCAAAATGGATATGGAGTGGTTAGGTGCAACAACAAACACTGCAGATTTTCAAATCCGATTAACAAGCACGGGTACAACAGCAGTTAAACTAAATGCTTTAATTATTCGTGGAGTTCATTCTCCAAAGATAACAACAGGAACAATAACCTGGAAAGCATTAAATGACAACACACTCCCAGGATGGTTAGGCTGGCCACAAAAAGGAACCACCAATTTACCATATATTTCAGGTGCAAGAAAATTAAATTTTTCCTCAGCAACAAATATCTTTACTAACGAAACAGCTCCTCTTATACCAACTGGCACAGGAGTTGTTGTTGGAACTTTTAGGGTTTCTACAACAACAACATGGAATCCAAATACCGATTTTGGTTTTGCATGGGAAATGACAACAGGTGGAGTTGTTGGTTATGTAAATTTTGAAACACAATCTTCAACTACATCACTACCAGTTGGTTTTATGCATTACGGACCAATAACAAATACAGCAATAGGTAAATGTTTAACAGTAACAGTACCAAGTGCACAAATATTAAATAAATAAAATAAAATAAAATGGCAAAGTACACAAAAGAACAAGTAGAAGCAGCAGTAAAATCAAAAGGATATGTTTGGTTTGAAGGAGCAAAAGATTATGACGTAAACATCGTAGGTGTTAGAAACGCAGCAACGGGTCAAACAGTAACAAACGCATTTGATGATGTTATTACAGTATCCTATAAAGTAGGAGGTGAATGGCAATACAAAGAATGGACAAATACAACTGACCCAGGTAAAAAAGGTGTTCAACAATTCCATAATGCAAAAGGAGTTGCACGTTTAGTAGAAGGTCAATATAGAGGATCACATATTATTAGACTACATCAAGGGAAATACGAAGCTTTAGGTCAAGCAAAAAACGTTAAAGTATATCGTGATGCTAATAAAGATTTAAAGTTTGATGAATTAAAAATTGATGAAGGTGTATTTGGAATTAATATTCACAAAGCAGGAGCCGATTCTACTTATGTAGAAAATTGGTCAGAAGGATGTCAAGTATTTAAAAGATCTAAAGATTTTGAAGAGTTTATGACAATTTGTCGTAAAGCAAGAGATATCCATGGTAATTCATTCACATATACTTTGATTGAATCAACAGATATTAAATAAATATTTGGAGGCTTAAAAAAGCCTCCTTATTTTTTATCTATGAAACAAAAACTATTATCTTGGTTCCTACTGTTTTGTGCAGTAGGACTATCTTTAACAGCCGCTTATTATAGTGTTATGGGATTATCAATCCTATTTGCAAGCGTAGCTATTCCTGTAATTGTAATGGGCTCATTTTTAGAGTTATCTAAAATAGCAATTACAACATATTTACACGACCAATGGAAAAAAACATACACTATGTTAAAAGTGTATTTAACTACTGCTTTAGTAATTCTATCATTTATAACTTCTCTAGGAATTTATGGACTATTAACTACTGGATTTCAAGAAAATATATCTAAACTTGAAATTGGAGGAAAAGAGGTTGCAAATGTTCAATTAAAAAGAGATCGATTTAATGAAATTAAAAAAGAATATACTTTAGAAAAAACTACATTAGATAAGGATATTTCACAACTTAGAAATGCACTTTCAACAAATACTACAACCCAAACTGTAGACAAAAAAACAGGTCAAGTTATAAGCAAAGCAAATACAGGAAATCGTAAAGCATTTGAATCACAATTAACATTAGCTTTAGAAAATAAAACTAAAATATCTACAAAAATAGAAGCATTAAACGACAGTTTAACCAACCTAGACATTCAGGTATTAAATATGGAATCTAAATCTCAATTAGGGAACGAATTAGGTGCTATTAAATATGTAAGTGAGCTTACGGGAATGCCTATTA